TCTCAACGGGAATTAAAACGAAATTCCGGGGGGGGGAGTTACCATGGACCAAACAACAATGGAAGCGCTCAAAACGGTATTGGATAAGGAAAAGAGCCGGACTGAGATTGGAGACGCGGTTTTGACGGCCCGAAGTTTGAGGGATTCGGCGCGTTGGGTTGAGCGGATGCTTGCAAGCCATGCTCCGCGGGAACGGGAATTACTCGTCAAGGTGTTCATTGTTGAGTGGAAGAGCGGGAAAAAGACTCTTGGCTTTGAGGAAATAAAGGAGGGAGAGAATGAGGTTTGAGGACACTCCGGGACTTTTTGGAGCAAGTGGGGTTTCAACTGAGGGAAATATTAAGTGTGAGTTTTGCGGGAATGAATATCTTGACCGGGAAGACGGGGCCGGAGAAGCATTTCAGGATATGGACCCTATTTACTTTTGCGATTTTGCCGGGCTCCAAGTATGTCAATGCTGTTTTGAGCGCATTGAAAAGGCGGTTTTTACCGGTTGCCGGATATTCTACGATGGGCGGCGCGGATAGTAAAGGCAAGAGATCACAGGAATAAAATGCTTTTGGGCTATATTCACGAGAAGGTGAGACCTAATGATAAGGTTGTTGATTTGAGGAGTGAGAATGGCAAAGAGGGGACGCAAGGCGGAGCCGCGGCAAGCTCCAAGACCTAACGCATATTTGCCGGTAAGACCTCCGACGCGGTTGACGGGCCGGGCGCGGGTATTCTGGAAGACATACGCTCCGGCCCTCTTTCGTGTTGGGCTCCTAACAGAGCTTGACATTCCGGCTTTTATCCGGCGTTGCCAATTGGAGCAGGAGTTAGAGGAGGTTATGAAAGAGGCCCGGGGTAAGCGGAAGTATCAGAAAGCGCCAAGCGGTTATGAACAGGTGAGCCCGGCGCATGTTGCCCGGCAACAACTCTTAAAGGAGATTCGGGAGCTTGATGCGAAATTCGGCATGACTCCCGCGGACCGGACCAAGATCGACATAGCGGACCAACTCCCGGAGGACCGTCCGGAGGCACGGGACAAGATGGATGATTTGTTTTTGAAGCGCGGGAATTGGAGAAAAAAAAGGGGGACGGGTTAAGCAAATGCTATTACTGAAACCGTTGACGTTAAGCGACATTCTGCTTTTAGTGCAAAAGGTTTTTGCGACGTTGGGCCTTGTATCCTCAATTCTATTGATTTTGTCCTCAACCTATAAGGAAAAGGTGAGACTTCAAGATTGCGGTTGGATTCTTGCGGGGCTTTCTTTAATGGCGTGGGGCGCTTATCTGCTCTATGAGGCTTTGAGTTGAGTTACTTTTGCAAAGAGGCGGCGCAGCATGCCGTTGATTTCTTTGGTTTGTTGAGGCATACAACCGGGAAATGGAGGGGGAAACCGTTTCAGCTTATGCCATGGCAGGAACATGATGTTATCCGGCCCTTATTCGGGACTCTCAATGATGCCGGGCTCCGCCAGTATCGGGTTTGCTATATCGAGATACCAAAGAAAAACGGGAAAAGTGAGCTTGCGGCGGGCGTTGGCATCTACCTTTTATTTATGGACGATGAGGGCTTACCGCGAATATACAGCGCGGCCAACACGCGGGACCAAGCCGCCATTGTCCATGCGTATGCGGCGGAAATGGTCCGTCTTTCGGAGCGGCTCCGGACAATCTCAAGGATAACCGATTCACGCAAGCTTATTAAAAGCTTGGAAAACGACGGGGAGTATAAGGCAGTATCAGCGGACGCTTACTCCTCTGAGGGTTTGAATCCAAGCGGGATAGTTTGGGATGAGTTGCACGTCCTGAGAGACCGTGAATTTTGGAAAGCGCTAACTGACGGGAGCATGGATGCGCGGGAGCAACCGCTCCTATTTATTATTACAACCGCGGGCGAAGATCAAACCTCTATCTGTTATGAGATGCACGAATACGCGCTTGACATACTCAATGGCCATATCCAAGACCCAACGTTTTTACCGGTTATTTATGCGGCCGATAAAGGGGACGATTGGGCGGACCCGGCAACATGGAGGAAAGCAAATCCGGCTCTTGGAATCACGATAAAAGAAGAAACGATAGCGGCGCATGTCAAGAAGCTTAAGAAACGGCCAAAGGACCTCAATTCATTCTTGCGGAGGCGGCTCAATATATGGGTCCGAATCGAGAGCCGATTTATTGACCTTGACGAGTGGGACACATGCCGGGGAACAATTAGGAGAGAGGAGTTAAAGGGCCGTAAATGTTATGGCGGCTTGGACCTTGCCTCCAAGTTGGATTTGGCGGCATTTGTGCTTATCTTTCCACCGTTGATTATCGGCGGGCCATATGACATTCTCGTTTATTTCTTTTGTCCCGAACGGGCGATTGACGAGCGGAGCAATAAGAAACGGTTGCCGTATGATTATTGGGCGCGTGAGGGTTTTCTTATTCCAACCAAAGGGCATTCAGACGGAAAGAGCATAGATTATGAACACATTTTTAAGACGATACGGGACGCAAGCAAGCTTTATAAATTGCAGGAGATAGCGTTTGACCGGTGGGGCGCGGATTGGATTGCGAACAAGATCGAGAAAGACTTGCGAATACCGTTGGTCCAGTTTGGGCAAGGTTTCAAAAGTTTTTCAGAGCCAACAAAGACTTGCGAGGAGTTGATTGTTGGAAACCGGCTCCGGCATGACGGCAACCCTGTATTGAGATGGAATATGGATAACCTTGTAACGGTCGGAGACACGGCGGGCAACATCAAACCGGCGCGGGATAAGTCCAAAGAGAAAATAGACGGCGCGGTTGCGCTCATCATGGCGCTTGACAGGGCCGTTGTGCATGAGCCGAAACCAAGCGTCTATAGCAAGCGCGGGGTATTGGTTTTTGAGGCCGATTGAGGACAGAGGAAAGCGCAACCGGCGCGGCCGGGAGGCTAACGATTTGACAACCGGGGAGGGGTATGCTATTTTAGAGTTGCAGGACGGAACGCGCAAAATGGTCTTTGGTTTACAACATTATCCGGAGGGCCACAAAGCCAAATGTTGGTTTTGCGGGCATGTGATAGGGGAACCAAACAAGGACGGACTGCTAGCAGGGAAGTTACAATGCAAGAGATGTAACAAAAAAAACTTGGTGAAATAGAGAGCCCTTAGAGGTCGGAACACTCATCCTTTAATCCAAGCCAAGAGGTCATAGAGCCCGGCTTTCCAACTATAACGGTTGGGGAGCCGGGTTTTTCTTTATGCAAAACGAATCAGAGCACAACAAGAGAAGCATTCAATTTGACTGGAACGATGCGTTTATGGCAATCGGGTTTATGGCAATCGGGGCCGGTTGTTGGCTCATACGTCCTTGGCTTTGTCTCATTGTCGAGGGCGTATTACTTTTGGGATTCGGATTGCTCCTAGATATTTTAAAGGCGCGGAAGTGAGCCTATGGGAATAATCGCAAGAGCTATAGAAAACACAGGCTCAACGGGCCTTGCAGAGCCCGCGAAATGGTTTAAGAATTTGATGGGCGGCGCGGTTGCAGAGTCCGGCATCCGCGTTGACGAGCAGGGAGCGTTGAGGTTGTCAACGGTTTTTGCATGCGTCAAAGTCATATCCGAAACGCTTGCAATGCTTCCCTTGCCGGTATATCGGCGCATGAGGCCGCGGGGGAAAGAACGCATTGACGAGCACATTCTATTTGAGCTTCTCAATATTGCTCCGAATCCTGAAATGACCGCATATACATTCAAAGAAACAATTCAGGCACACATATTGACTTGGGGGAATGGCTATGCGGAAATCGAGGAGGGGCCGAACGGTCAACCAAAGGCGCTATGGCCATTGCGTCCCGATAGGGTCCGGCCGGAACGGAGGCAAGACGGCCGTATTTGGTATGACCTAACGTTGCCGGGCGGAGCCGGGAATAAATGGCTCCCATCACGTCTTATATTTCATATCCCGGGCCTTGGGTTTAATGGTCTCATGGGGTATTCGCCAATAGCAATCATGCGGGACCAGGTGGGGCTTGCGCTTGCCGCGGAGCGTTACGGCTCCCGCTATTTCCGACAAGGGACACGGCCGAATCTTGTTCTTGAGCATCCAACGGCGCTAGATGAAAATGATGTGAAGACGATACGTCAAGCAGTTGAGACAGCACATGGGGGACTTGAAAAAGCATTCCGGCTTATGGTCCTTGAGGAGGGAGTCACACTAAAAGATATCGGGCTCTCTCATGTGGACATTGAGTTTATCGCAACGCGCAAGTTTCAGATTGCCGAAATACTCCGCGCATACCGCATGCCTCCGCACAAGGTACAGGAGATGGAGGATGCCACCTATGACAATATCGAGCATCAAGCAATCGAGTTTGTCAGTGATTGTTTAATGCCTCATTGTGAACGATGGAAGCAGAACATAGCCTTGCAACTCATGACTCCGACAGAGCGGAGACAGATATTTTGTGAGGTCCTCATCAATGCTCTCCTCCGCGGCGCGATAATAGATCGGTTTGAAGCATACCGGAAAGCGCTGGATGCGGGTTGGCTGAATGCGGATGAGGTCCGCGATATGGAGAACCTCAACCCGATTCCGAATCGGGGGGGGGAGGACTACTATAAGCCGCTCAACATGATTGCGGTTGCCGGTCCTAATGCGGCGTCACAACAGGCGGCGGTATCGGGAAACCGCTCGTTCCAGATAGAGGAGAAACGAAAAGAGATTCGTGTTGCCCGGTCGGTTGCTCTCCGGGAGCGGATCAATGGCGCGTATCATCGAATATTTTCAGAAAGCGCAACGCGCATACTCCGGAAAGAGGTTGCAGACATTCGGCGGGCCGTCAAGAAGTATTTGGGCGGGACCAATCCCAACGCGGACTTATTCAAAGAATGGCTAGACACGTATTATCAAGAACACCGGCCCAAAGTTGTTGAGGCTATGTCCGGAACCACGTTGAGCTTTGCGACGGAGACACAGGCGGCAGTCGCAGAGGAAATTGATGCTCCGATCGGTATGGACCCGGCGCTTGAGGCATTTGTTGCCGAATATGTCAGAGCATTCAGCTATCGGCATGTTGACTCTTCCAAGGGTCAGCTTGCAAAGCTAATCGAGCAGAGTCCGGAAGCAATGGCGGAGGCCGTTGAGCAGCGCTTGCAGGAGTGGGAGGAGCGGAGACCGGAGACGATTGCGGGCAATGAAGTCATTCAGGGCGGCAACGCTATTGCGCTGGCAGTCTATGCGGCCGCTGGTATAACCGTTGTCCGTTGGTACACAAGAGGTCCGGACCCATGCCCATATTGCCGGGCTCTCAGCAATAGGGGTATTGGAATAAATGCGAATTTTGTTGAAGAGGGCGAATTTAACCCGGACGGCGCGGACGCTCCCATGCAAATATTCGGGCCGCGGAAGCATCCGCCTTTACATGGCGGTTGCGTTTGCTTCTTGGTTTCTGGATAGGAGGAAAGAGGATGCTTACTGGCAAAGATCATTCAGAGAAAACAATTCAGCGGCGGCACATAGCGTTTTTTGAGCCTGAATTGCGACTGCAAAAGCGGGAGGAGGACAAGTTACCGCTTATTGTCGGCCATGCGATAGTTTTCAATCGGTTATCCGTTCCTATGTGGGGGATGCGGGAGCGAATAGAGCGGGGCGCATTTGCAGAAAGCATGCTGAATGATGATATTCGCTCTCTCTGGAATCACAATACGGATAAGGTACTTGCGCGGAGACAGCCGGGCAAGGAAAGCCAAACACTCCGCCATTGGGAGGATGAGAGAGGGATTGCCGTTGAGATAGACCCGGCGCCAACGTCCTATGGGCGGGACGCGGTTATATCCATCGAGCGCGGGGACGTTACTCAAATGTCATTTGCGTTTGATGTATATGAGGACTCTATGCATGAGGAGGACGGTTGGACAATCCGGACAATCAAGCGCGGCAAGCTTTACGAATACTCTCCCGTGACATTTGCAGCATATCCCGATACAGACGTTAACGTCCGGGAGTTGATGCGGGCCGCTGGCATGGAGCCTCATGCATGGACTTCTTTTATTCGGGCAATCAAAGGGGCGGACTTATCGGAAACCGACGTTTCCCTTGTCCGTTCAACAATTCAAATGCTTGAGGCCACATTGCCGGAGTTGCAAGGGCGCTCCGGCGAGGAGGACTCAGAGTCGCAAGGGGGCTCTGAGGCAATCCAACAGGCGATAAAGCGGAGACAACGAGAAATAGAAATGTTGCAACTCCAATTAGACACATAAGGAGACAGAGAGCATGAAGATAAAGCTATTGAAAGAAGAGCGCCAAAAGATTTGGGAAAAGATGAGAGCGCTCAACGAGAAAGCGGAGGCCGAAGACCGGGACCTCAACGCGGATGAGCAAACCACATTTGAGAATCTCAAGGCGGAGTTTCGCGCCTATACGGCACGTATCACGCGACAGGAGGAGCTTGACCGTGAAGAGGCGGGATTGAGGGCCTCACAGATAGTTACTCCGGGAGAGATGCGCGAAAAGCCGGGGGAGGAGCAGGGGACTCCCGAAAACCGCGAATTGAGAGAGGCTTTTGTCCGGTATCTCCGCGGGCACTCGCTCCAACCGCAGGAATGGAGAGCCTTGCAATCCGACGAGCCCGCAAGCGGCGGATATGTCCGCGTCCCGTTGCAAGTTGTAAACGAATTGATTGAGGACCTCAAGAGTGAGGTCTTCATGCGGAAAATATGCCGGGTGATTGGCCCGGTGGACGCGGAGGGCTTGGGCGCGTGTCGCAAGACGGCCGGAACGTCAACGTTTGCATGGGGCGGCGAATTGTCGGAGCCGACAGCGGACAGCTCTTTGAAATTCGGAAATCGGAATCTCAAGCCGGAGTATATGACGGGCTTGATTCTGGTCTCCCGGGATTTGCTCTTGACGGGAACGGTCATAGACGTTGAGCAATTGGTCCGCGGAGAGCTTGCGGCCGAATCCGGAGAGCTTGAGGAGCAGGGATTCTTGACCGGCCCGGGTGACGCATTGCAACCGCTGGGAGTGTTCACAGCGTCCGACAACGGCATATCAACGAGCCGGGATATGAGCACCGGCAACACGACAACGGAGATACGGCCGGATAACCTTATCCGCAACAAGATGAACGTCAAATCTCAATACCGGGCTCGGGGTCAATGGTTGATGCATACGGACGCATTGTTGCAAGTGATGCTCTTCAAGGACGGTGAGGGCCGCTATATGTGGCAGCAGGGCTTGATCGGCAACGAGCCGGACCGGTTGCTCGGGCGTCCGCTAACGATTGACGATTTTTGCCCAAACACGTTCCAGAGCGGGCTCTATGTCGGCGTATTCGGTGACTTCCGTTGGTATTGGATCGTTGACGGCCTTACCATGCAAATGCAACGGTTGGTTGAGAAGTATGCGCTCTCCAATCAGGATGCATTTCTTGTGAGACGGAAGGTCAGCGGCGCTCCGATGAAGGAGGAGGCATTCTCCCGGATAAAGCTTGGATAGTCCGGGGCCGTCTTTGGAGGCTCACTCATAACCAAAATCAGGAGGAAAGACGAAATGTTTTGTTTCGGGAAGGATTGCAAGACCCGCAAGGTTGGAAGCGCTGCAAGCGCTGGCACGTCCGCGGTTGAATCGAGCGTTGTTGACATGGCGGGCTTCAAAGAAGTGACGTTTTTTGCGTCCATTGCGGTTGCCAACGCGGGCAATCACATAAAGATACAGCAAAACGAGGCGTCCTCAACGTCTTCCATGGCCGATTTGACCGGGACCAAGGTTATTTGTGCAAACAACGGAGAGGTTGTCATGTGTACCGTTGTAAAGCCGCTCAAGCGATACGTCCGGGCGGTTATCACGCGGACGGCCTCAAGCGCGTCCGGTGAGATTTACTGTGTGCAGAGCAACCCGCTTGCCGCTCCGGTTGATAACAACGTCTCAAGCGCCATTGTATCCGAGGTCCATGCAAGCCCGGCCGAGGGGACGGCGTAAGGGAGCCGAACACAAAAAGAGGGGGACCATGGAGAGCTATTATTTGCAGCTTGTGCGGTCGGATTTGCTGACACTCCTGAAAGAGTTGCCGGAGGTCGGAAGCTTTACTCTCCGGGAAGACGGCAAAGTATCCGTGACTCTCAGGCCCGATTGGGACACTCCATGGCATCACGTTATCCCGATGAGGGAGACGGATTGCCATTTATGGCACAAGCTGATTTTCCGCATGCTGGGCTTTGTTCCCTCCCGGTGTCAGGAGTGTTACAAGGTAGTTGTCCGGCCGCGGACGCTCCGGGGCCTATTTGCGCTATTAAGGGTGCAACAGGAGTTAGCGTTGCCCAGTAAATGCGGGATTGAGTTGCGGGAGTATGTCCCGGCTCTCTATGGCGGCTATTTCTACAACCGCGGACTCAAACGAGGGAAAGAATGTTATCGGGTTGTCCGGGCAAACGTTGACCGAAATGAACAGTTAGGCCCGGACGTGTCGGTTATCCTCAAGCGCGGTTGCACGGAAATGGAGCATCAATGCGGGCCGTCAAATGGTTGGAGTGTGGCAGATGGTCAGCATGAGGCAGAGGCGTTTTTTGACAACTCCATTGTCCGGGTGAGGACCTATGATGCTCAGCCGGAGTTGATTATCAAGCGCGTCCATCGGCGCTGGATAGAGTTTGCCTTTGCCGCGGGGGATGAGACGTATCGTGACTACACAGGCGGAGAGCCTCTCTATCCTCCAAGCGTGACATACCATAATGAAATGGAGCCGGTGGAGGGCGCAATTGATAGCGTCCTCCATTCGCTCCCGGGACCATAGGAGACACGCACAATGAACAGGAAAGCTTTTTCAGTTATCGTCCTGCTCGTCACAGCGCTTTTTGTGCTTGGGGCGGGTTACACGTCATTGATTTATTTCGGCCCGGGCCGGAATGAAATGTTTGTTAAAAGCGGCGGACAAATCACGGTCGAGTCTGGAGGAGAGGTTGAGATTGAGAGCGGCGGGGCGATTGATGTTGAATCCGGAGCGGCCCTCAAGCTTGCCGGGACCGCGATAACCTCAACGGCGGCGGAATTGAATAAGTTGGCCGGAGTGACCGCGACAACCGCGGAATTGAATGTGGTTGACGGGAAAGCTACGGGCTTTTTTTTCGGGGGAGCCGCGGGCGGCGCGAACGTTGCGGAGATTACTATCCGGGCACTCGATGCGGCCGGGACCGCATATCGAACGGAGCCGTTTCTCATGCATGTATGGCTCAGTGACAACGCGGAAGGTATTGGGTTGACGGGGACAACGGCCTCCGGAACGGTACAGGCGAAGAGCGGCGGCTCATACAGCGATTTGCAGGCGATAACCGCAAAGAAGCATTTGCTTGTCCAGACCGATACGGACGGCAAATACATTTTGGAGATAACCGACACGGCGAAGACGGGCTTTTATGTCGGCGCGTGTCTGCTTGGCTCCATGGCGGAGCCCGATGCAAGCGCTCAACTGGCATCCGCCTCTTTCGGGCCATATGGCGCATAGGCATAACCGGGGGAGAGGAGTCTAACGATGCATGTTCAACGACACAGGGTAACGGTTACAACGGCCGCGGGCGGAACGGCGGAGGCATTTACGGGAGTTGTCAACGGGCGGCTCTTGGCGGTTATCTATACCAAGGGCGATTTTGCCACCGGTGTTGACTTCACAATTACGACGGAAACAACGTCCCAAAACCTTTGGGTCCAAGAGAATGTTGATGCGTCCGCGGTTGTTGCTCCAAGGCAACCGACCCATGATTATGCGGGCAATGCCTCTCTCTTTGCAGCGGCCGGAGAACCGGTTGAAGATTATATTTTCATCGGGGAGGAGCGCATAAAGATTGCGATTGCCGCGGGCGGCGCTGTCAAGAGCGGGACGTTCGATTTTCTAGTGGGGTAACACAGATTCGATGATAAGGAGGAGGCCGTAACAATGAAACGTATTGTAATGGAAAAGACCGCATGCGGGCCGGGAGTCAACTTGATAGCGGGCCGCGAGTATCCCGTTGACCCCAAGCTTGCAGCCGCGCTGATAAAAGACAAGGCAGCGCGTCCGGCCAAAGCACGTCCTCCGGAGGCTCCGGGAGAAAAGCCGGAGACTGTAAAGCCGTCAAAACAAGGGAAAGACACCAAAGGCCGGGGAGAATAGCGGGATTCAACGATGTCGAGAATTGTTGAAGTCACAGCGCCAACGATAGAGCCGGTGACGCTGGCAGAAGTCAAGGAGTATCTCCGGATATCGGACGATACTCTTGATTCCGTCCAGAGTATAGCTCCGGCAAGCCATGCGACCGGCGCGGCAACCGGGACAGGCATTGACATTGCCGGATATTCGGCCGTTGTAACGCTGGATGCGGGAGTGTGCGGGTCCGGAGGCACGGTCAACGCAAAAATACAGGAATCGGATAACGGCTCCGATTATGAGGATGTGTCCGGGGGCTCATTCGATGAGGTATCGGAGGCCAACGACAACGCCAACTATGAGGTTGTATATACGGGAAGCAAGCGCTATATCCGGGCGGTTGCAACCATTGCGGGCGCGTCCTGTATATTCGGCATGGCCGTTGTCAAAAAGGGAGCCACAGCGGTTGAGGACATATTTTTAACCAATCTCATCAAGGCCGGGCGCGAATTTGTCGAGGCAACACAGAGACGGGCGCTCATGACTCAAACGTGGAAACTGCTTCTTGATGAATGGCCCGGAGGCAATACGCTTGAGGTCCCTCTCCCTCCGTTACAATCCATCACGTCAATTAAATACAAGGACCACACCGGGAACGAAAGCACATTTTCCGATTCTTATTATATTGTCGATACCGAACGGCAACCCGGCCGGATAGTCCTTGCATATAATCAATCGTGGCCGTCAACGACGGCGCTATATCCGTCCAACCCGATTTACATAGAATATGTTTGCGGATACGGGACCTCTCCCTCAGCCGTTCCGGAGCGGACGCGGCTTGGCCTCAAGATGCTGATAGCGCATTTTTACGAAAACCGGGAAGCTGTCACATTTGCCAATATCAAGCCGTTCGAGTTGCCGCTTGGAGTGAGAGCGCTCCTCTACTCAAAGAAGATATGGCGGTTTTGAATTATGAAAGCCGGACTATTGAGAGAAAGAATCACGTTGCAGGCTCCCGCGGGAGACCGGGACACATATGGAGCGGAAGAGTTGACGTATGTTGACCGGCTGACAGTATGGGCGGCTATAAAGCCGCTCCGCGGGAAAGAGCTTGTAGAACAACGAGCAGTCAGAGAGGAGATAACACACAAGGTTGAAATACGCTATGTCCCGGAGGTCAATGCGAAATGGCGGTTTACGCTTGGCTCCCGGACATTTCAGATAGAGAGCGTTATAAACGTATTGGAGCGCAATTTCAAACTTGAATTGTTGGCGTATGAGGTCTTTCCATGAGTCTTGCAAAGGCAATGGCGGCACGGCAACGCGCATACGGGCGAAGAGGAGCGCGTTGGTTTGACATTTCAATTAAAGGTGAGAGGGAGTTAATGAAAACCTTTGACAAAATGTCAAGGCGGTTTGGGAACGCGGTAACTCTTCCCATCTTGCTTGAGGGCGCGGTCATTGTCGGAGACGAGATAGAGCGGCGGGCTCCTCAACAGGAGGGCCGTTGGCTCCGGGCGGGGCGGAGCGGAGGAGCAATATTTGACGAGCGCGGAGGCAACTTAAAAGGCGGAATCGTCGCCGCCGGGCGCGTTTGTCGCAATAGATTATCGGATAGCTCCTCATGCTCATTTGGTAGAACGCGGAACGGCTCCGCGATATCACGCAAGCGGAAAATATGTTGGCGCAATGCCTCCGATGCCGTATTTCAGGCCGGGCGTTGTTGCATCCGGTCCTAAAGCGCTCAAGCATATGGTACAACGTTTAGAGGCCGTTGCTCAGAGGTTGGCGGTATGACATAAGAGGATTTCATTTGGCCTGTTTGGGGCCGCGCAACCCTTGACAGGCGAATAACGAAAAGACGGCTTGACGGGGAGCCCGTCCTCCTGCTCAGGCCGTCTTTTTGCTTTTCGGGAAAGTCCATGACAGCAGAAGAGCTTATCTATAACACGTTGAAAAATAATCCGGACATAAGAACAACATTTGGAAACCGGATATA